AGAGAGTAGAAGATGTTGTTGTTAAATCTGATATGGCTAAATCGATAGCGGAAAAAGGTGTAACAAAATCTAAAGATGTTCTTCCATCAAGTAAAATTGTAGAATTAACAGATGGTGAAGAGACATTAGGTAAAGATTTAGAAGAAGATAAAGAAAACGTTGGTGATGTTGATAAAGCTGAAGAGTTGCCATTGGGCGAATATAAATCAAAGGAAGGTAAAAAGAGACGCCGATAAGTCGGCTTTATCAACATGGAGTGAAATATGACTGATTATACATATCCTGGTGTATATATTCAAGAGGTTCCAAGTGGTCCTGGGCCGATCAATGGTGTTTCCACATCAAATCTTGGTCTAATTGGTTTTTCAACGAAGGGTCCAATAAACAAACCCGTGATATCGACAAGTTTTCAAGAATTTTCCAGAAGATTTGGTAGTTTTACGGAGAAGGGTTTATCTGCACACGAGGCATTTGCTTTTTTTGCTAATGGCGGTCAAATTCTTTATTTTGTAAGGGTAGTGGCCAGTGATTCAGAAACAGCATATTGGGATTTTGCTGCTGTAGTAGCGTCGGAATCTGTTTCAAACACAGCACAAGGTTCTGGTGTTTATGATTTGTCCCTAGATAATTCTCCTGTTATTCCTGCTACATTATCTATTACTTTTACAAACTCAGGAACTCCAACAGAGCAAAATGTATTCACTGCTAATGCTAGTGGTGTAATATCATTCGATAGTGCAAATTCTGGTGCATCAGCTTCTGGTGGAAGTGGTTCTATTGATGAAGATACCGGTGAAATTCATATTGAATTAACAGATCCAACTCAATTTACTGGTAGTACTGATTATATTGTTGCTGATTACAGTTATAATATTTTCAGATTCAGGATGGCTTGGCCAGGGTTAGCTGGAAATTATTTTAGGGTAAGAATCCTTCCTGGTAGTGATGATTATCTTGTTCAGGCGGAAGCAAGATGGACAAGGTTTACTGTAATCGTAGAAGAGGATGTGAATTATGATGCGACCAATAGGAATTGGTCTATTGTAGAAACATGGGCTGATTTAGTATTTAATGATGCAGATGATCCCAATTTTATCACCACAGTTATAAATGCCGATGGTGCTGGATCGGACTATATTGAAGTTGTGGATTATGGTAACGGAGAAAATCCAACTGCGCTTGCTGGTACTCAAATTACATCTGAGAGTGTTTCTGATACACAGGTTCCCCAGGGTAGCACATCAACACCTCCTGTTGACTATGATGGAACAACAAAGGGTTGGGAATATACTCTTGCAAATGCTCCATTTGAGATGACACTTGGAATGTCTTTTCAGATGGCGGATGGATTGGTTTCAGTGAGTGGGTCTGCAACATCAAGTGCAGCTGTTCTTACGGATACTTCGGCTAATTTTACTGGAGGTGGAGCAGTTGATAATTTAGCTGGTAAAGTTGTTGTTAATATAACACAGGGTGCATCAGCTATTATTACAGCCAATACCGCTACTACAATAACGGGTGTTTTAACGGGTGGTGCTGTAACTTGGACTACAGGTGATTTGTATACTGTAATTGAACCTTCCACAAAAATAGGTACATCAATCGGAGATGCTGGAGGAGATGAAACAGTGGTTTCACCAGGGAGTGCATCTGTTCCGGCACAGATAATTCCTGGTACTGTTGTTATGCAGTTAACTTTGGCATCTGCTGGTGTTGTTACTGTTATCGATGATGGTTCTGGTAATTTATGGGATGGTGTTGCTGGTTCCCTGGCAACAATAAATTATACAACTGGTCAAATAACTGGGATCACTGGTACTGTTGCAAATCAGATTACTATTCAAGATGTTACGGCATGGGGTTCTGATAATGCCGTTTTAAGTTCAAATATAATGTTTGGTTGTGTTTATGCTGTTCCTGTAGCGTTAGAGGATGATTCTGATGGTAATATGTTGATGTCAGAAGACCAGGCAACCGGATATCCTCAGAAGTTTTCTCTGAATTTGGTTTCAGGTGTAAATACAGTTAGCTATACCACTGGAGTGGTGGATTTAACTTGGAAAATAGAGGGTAATCCTGCTGCTGCACCTGTTGGGGCTTATGCTCAAACTGCTAGTTATTATACTAATCCAAGTTCTGAAATATCGGCTATATTAGCAAATGGATCTGATGGGACATCAGTTACGAGCGATGATGTTGTTGGTCCGGATTTGGCAGTTGATCAACAAGGAATTTATGCGTTTGGTCAAGTTAATGCAATGATGCAATTGGTAGCAGCTGATTTTCAAACAGATACATATGTTGCAGATGCTTTGATTACGTATGCTGAATTGGTAAAAGATAAATTTGTGATTTTGACGGTTCCCCATGGATTGACTTATCAAGAATCTGTAAATTGGAAGAAATTCCAATTGAATAAGTACACATCATATGCAGCTTTATATTATCCGCATATAAAAATAGCCGATCCTGTTACTGGAATTAATCAAGATATACCGGTTGGTGGTCATATTGCTGGTATATATGCGAGAACAGACAATACTCGTAATGTTGGAGAGGCTCCAGCTGGAACGGAGAAAGGTGCGATTAGATGGTCAACAGGTTTGGAAGTTGATCTAACACCAGAACAGGTTGGAATAATTTATAAAGATAACAAAATAAACGCATTGGTTGATTGGCCACATACCGGAAGAGCTGTTTGGGGAGCTAGAACGCTTGATATTTCTGGTGGTGAGTGGCCGTACATACAAATGAGAAGATTGTTTATGTATATTGAGAAGTCAATATTTAACAGTACACATTTGCATGTATTTAAAAACAATGGGTCATCATTGTGGAGTGCCATAAGGACTCAGGTTGTAGCATTCTTGCTTGGTAGGTACCAATCCGGATATTTTGCTGGAAATAGTCCTGAAGAAGCGTTTTTCGTAATATGTGATAGGTCGAATAATCCTCAAAATACAGTTGATCAGGGATTGGTATTTTGTGATGTTGGTATTGCTCCAAATAAACCAGCTGAGTTTATTGTGTTCAGATTCCAACAGAAATCACTCACAGATTAAATAGGATAATGTAATGAGTGAAATAAAAAGAATACCTAATGTAATCGTTCAGACTTTTATTATTGGGTCTAGTATATCTGGTGTTGAACCAACTGGAGAGGGATATTCTTTTGACTTTGATAATAATGTTGGTACCAATTTTACAGTTGATGAGGCGTTGACATGGACAGGTGGAACTGGGTATTTGATTAGTATAGTCGATAGTGGACTAACTGGTAATATGGTTATTTCGTTGGATACGGGTGTTGCACCAAGTGATGGATTAACTATAACTGGTTCGTCATCTGGTGCCACTTGTGACGTTGATGGAATTGTAACATATGAAGGAGTATTGGATTCTAATGAAAGTATTCGAAGAGGAAGATATCGTCAGTTTTCCGGTTTGTCTGATGGAGGATTAGTTAATATTTTAGAGGATGATGCTTGGAATGGTTTTAAAATTAGAAGTGTTTTGATGAGTGTTCCAGGTATAACAGCCGTTGATTTTTTTATTACTGATAGACAATCACATGATATTTTTTCAGGTAGTGCTAGTATTTCATCGGGTAATGCATATCACGATTGGAGAGATTTGGGGTTATTAGTTGCACCTGGATGCAGTTTTAAAATTGTTGGAACTGGTAACTTGTCATCGTTTGGTAAAATAATGATAATTTTGGATAGGGGATGGGCATCTGATGTATTTGATTCTGCTATCCAATTAGGTAGGGATAATAGACCACCAGGAATGGTAAGGACATAAGGAGTTTTATAAAATGAGGGCAGCAAACACAGATTTTATGCAGAATTTCAGATATCATGTTGTTGCTAACAATGGTGATGGAGATCCATTGCAACCAGCTATTCAATCTGATAGGGATGGTCATGAGACCAATGGTCAGGCTGGTTTTCAGTCTGTTACTATTCCTGAGTTGTCGGTTGAAGCCAGTGAATACAGGGAAGGGATATCAAGGTGGACTGAAAAATATCCAGGTGTTCCAACCGTATCTGATCTTACCCTAATGCGAGGTGTTACGAAAAGGGATACGGCATTCTTTGATATGGTTATGGCATCAATACTTGGTGATGAATATAGAGCTGATGTTACAATTTATCATTATCAGAGATCTGAAATGGACTTGGCTACATCTGCTACAGTTGGCGATACAATTAGAAGGATAGAGTGCGGTGAATGTTTCGCTACAAGAGCAAAACCAAATGGCGATTTAGATTCTACAGCTGGAGATGTTTCATTGGCTGAAGTTGATATTGCCGTTGAGAAGTTTGATATAAAATATTCATGATATATAAGGAGAATGATATAAATGGCCAGAAATCGCATATTGGATTTTATGCAAACACATAGATTCTGGTTATTTGATGTTATTCCTAGTTTAGCTCGTCCATTTTATGTATTGGGTACTCCATTCCTTGGTTTTTCAAATATTACTGTTCCAGAATATACAGCTGAAGTTGATACCATAAAGCAATTGAATTCAATGTTCAAAAAATATGCTTATAATGGTGGTCAAGTTAGCTCTGTTACTTTGACGAGGGGAGTAAGGGGATTCGATGACAGCATGTGGGAATGGATGTATAGAGCCATAACAGGTTTAGAAGTAACAAATAGACATCTATTGCTAATTCATTTTACTAATATAAAGTTAGTTGATATTAATCCAAGAATTTCTTCTCATGCTTTGAATACTATTGCTAGAGGGGATGTTGAATCTCCGTTGGATGGCATTCAATTGCCAACAGATGCTGGTTTGTTTCTACCTGGTAAGGCATGGTTGTTATGGAATTGCATACCAGTAAGATATAAGGGTGCATCTGATTTTGATGCGAAAAGTGGAGAGGTTAGTTTGTCAGAATTAGAAGTTCAGCCAGAAGCTATGACTGAATTTACGTTATTGGATCCAGTATGAAAGGTGTATAGACATGGAAAAGTTTGATAAGTTGGTTTCTAGAAAATTGATTATAACAGTTTTGACAGTTGTATTTTTAATGATTAATGATAGATTTAAATTAGGTATAACTGAAGAAACTCAATATAAGATTATTGGTTTAATTGCAACATATCTTGTTGGTCAAGGTATTGCTGATGCTGGAAGTCAAGGTAAGAAGAAAAATAAAAATATAGAGTCATCACCAAAAGATAACAAAGAGTTAAAAGATAACAAAGAGTTATTAGAATAATAAATGGAACAGTCAACACCTATATTGCTTAGAAAAGATATTGCTATTAAATTAATGGCATTTTTCAGAAGTTATATACCCAATAGGTTTTCAAGAAATGCATTTGTATCACCAGTTCCAAGGATGTTCGGTGGTGGATATCTTATGTTATTCGTTTCAAAATTATTTAATGATAAAACTGATGAAGTTGGATGGTTTAGGGTATACATATATGTTCCAGAGGATGAAAATCTTAATATTCTTATTAGGATAGAATGGCGTAGAAATATATTCGGTTTTTGGTACAGAAATGATTTGTGGATAAAAAGTAATATAGATCCAGTTGGTGAATTTCATTCTAATATAAAAAATATGATGAAATGGGTTTATATGACTGCTGATGGAACAGTGAGGATTTCATCTATGAATAGATTGTTTAAGAAAATAAAAGTAAATCCTGTTAAAGATAAAGCGATAAGAAATGGCTTGGTAATGGGATGAATATTTTCATGTTAATCTATATTGTTTTTGTAAATATTAGAAAAGGAATCTTTTAAATGACTAAATATTTAAATGATTTATCAAGATTTATTTCTGATAGAAAAATTACAGAAGAAGAATTTTTATCCAATGATGAACGTCGGTTGTTTAGATCTTTGAAATCAATGGGTGAACGTGCAACAAAGGGTCGAGATATTGATAGGTATATTTTTGAAGTTGTATATAAGGGAGGGCGTTCAACATTGAGAATGATTCTAGAGGGTAGACATTCTATGTCTATTGGGAATCATGTTGCAAAGCGGTTTCGGGATATGGACGAACTCGAGTTCGTTGATGTTATCAAGACTAAAAATGGGGCTAAGGTTGTTCTGAGACCGGTAAAATAGGAGTTTAAAATGTCAAAATTGAATATGTTAGCGGAAGCGATAGATGGAATATTATCTAAAGAAGATGGAATTATTTCTGAAGCAACAATTCCAAATAGTATTGGAAAGCATGTGTCTGCTTTAATCTTAGGATTATCGAAAGCAAAAAGTGCCATTATTTCGTTGGATGGTGTTTATCACTATGCTTTGAACAGTACATTTCAGGGTGAAAAAACTAAATCAAGGAAAAAAGTAGAAGTAACTTATTCCATCATTAAAGAAATGGAATCTTCTATTGATGGTTTACTTGGTAAATCAAAATTATTGGATAAAAATGTTTCTGTTGCTGACAAGGAAATTAGTAATTTATTTAAAAAGAGTTCAAAGACAGAAGATGTAGATAATAATATTAACGAAGGTATTTCTGATGATGTTTCTAATTTAGCGGCAATGAAAGTATTGATTTCTTTGTCTATGTCGGTGTTAAAGAGAATGAAGGGGAGTAATTTATTCAAATTTCAGAAATATTTATCTGATATGAATAATATGATGGACGATGAAATTGATAAAATGGATAACGAGCAAGAGCGTCAATTTAATAGTATGTATATGCGTAGAATTAGACGCGTTAAGAGTATGATATTTGAATCGTTTGATATTGATTTCGATGATGATCAGGATGATGAATCAGATATAATATTTGAAGAGAATGTAAAGAAGGAAATATCTGATGGAATGAAAATGTCAGGATCAGCTTCTAAATCACTGATGAAAGCCATTGGGAGAATAGATGGTATAAAAACTGGTTCATATATTGGTTCTGATGGTTGGGGTGTATCTGGATTCTCATTGATTAAAGATGATGTCAAGTATCCAGTTAGAATAGTTGTTCAGTATAATGATGTTGGAAAAAACAAAGGTGGTTATTTAGTAGCATTTGAAGTACAAACACCAATGTTCCAAAGTGGTAAACCAGATTATAATTTTAGATCTGATCTCGATGATACTATTGCTAAAATTACTATGGATATACATGGTGCTAAATATATAGCTGATAGATGGTCAAAATTGTATATGCAAGTACCTCCGGGTGATGATCCAGGGAATATTGTAAATAAAATAATAAAAGAATTTCCTGTTATATTGTCAAAATATATTAAGGAGAAGTGATGACAACTTCATCTGCAAATATAGCTGGTGTAATAAAACCAATAGGAATGGTTAGGCGTCCATCTGGATTTGTATTTGTAACTTCAGATGGATCTTCTAGTAAAAAGAAGAAGAAGAAGAAACCGGGAATATATGAAGTGATCTCGGTTGATAATGTTACGATTATAGGAGAAATGAAAGAAAAGCGTTATATTGTAAAGGGTAAAAAGGGAGTATGGCGAACAATTCGAGGTAAGCATTACTTTTTTCCAGACGATAAATCTGGGGTAATACCTCCGATAAATGGATCTGAAAAATGAAGGTTGAAGAATTATTTGATTATATTGGTCTTGATAATCCAAAGAGAATAATTAACGAGGGTATATCTAATGGTGCTGCAGAAAAACTTGTTGATAACATGATATATAATCCTAGGACAAGGGCATCTCTTGATAGATATGGAATTGAAGATGAAGCGTCTATTAATAAGTTGAGACATTTTTTGGTTGAATGTTTGGTTGAATTTTTTAGGAAGTAAGATATTGGACTATTTCCACGATATCTTTATCAAGAGAACCACAATGATTTCCAAGTATCTTCAAGTGTTCTGTTGATTTCTAAGATATCTGATGGCTTTTCAATAACTGGAATATCAGATAGAATATCAGATAGATGGTTTTTTACAGTTGAATTTCCAGTGTGAACTACAACAGGTATATTGGATTCCTGTATTATCTTCATGCCGTCATTTTCATTGGGACAATCCCAGTCTGTTAGAACAATGTCAAAATTTCCGCTTTCTATGGCTTTAAGACCATCATTCGCATTGTGTCTAACTTCTATGGTATTCCAGTATCTTTTCAATGCCCGAGATAGCATGCGGGATACTTCGATATCATCATCTATAATTAATAAATTTAGGCTTTTCATTCTTCTTCATCATCATCTTTCAGTTTGGCGTTTAGTAGCATGGCCATTCTTCCGATTGAGATTGCTTTTCTGATATTGAAGAGGTTTTCTTGGGCATCTGCTTCTTGTTGTTCTAGATATTCAAGTTGTTCTTTTCTTGTTGGAATGAGGGAATGACCTATAATTTTGAGTCGATATTCCTTGGGATCTGTTAGGAGGAATTTGCATAATTCTTCCATTTGTGGGTTATCGAAACGTACCATTTTTTTATCCTTTCTGTGTTTCCACAAAATATATTGATAGGTTTATGATGTCATCGTAAGAATAACCATCAATTCCAATCCAATATTCTATTTCATGTTCTGCATAGGCTAGGCATTGACCCCAGTTTGGATCCATTTGAGCATCTTTAATGGATAAAGATGATTTTGGGATCTTATTAGAAGTCTTTGCAGGTTTTTTTGTCATTTTTGCGTCGTATCTTTTTGGATGATTTCTTGGCTTCAGATCTTGTGGTCCATCTACCACCACCTGTTCCATTCATTTCCGTTTTTGTTTTTCGCCAGTATCCCATTTTTACCTACCATGCGACATAGATGGGTTTGTTGCAGCCTTCACAATTTTCTTTATTTGATTTGATAAGATGGCTATTCATTATCCAAACTGGAGATCCTTCTCGGTTGTTTTTTATGCAACATTCTGGGCAATAGAGATATCCGAATTTATCAACTAAGCCCGTTATAGTGTTGTTTTTATCGTTTTTTTGATAAAGCTGTATTTGGGATGCTTTCATTTTATACCTCTTTTAAATATGAAATTTAGAGTTTAACCATTGATCGAATTTTTTGTGTTGTTCTTTGCTCCATCCGTGTTTTGGGATCTCATTTGTTTTCATTGACCATTCAGATCTGATATCAGAAATCCAAACTATAAACCCTGACATTTTACCTCCAGGATATTTATGTGCGTCAATTTCAAGTTGTTTTTCTGGAGTATTGTTATTTGATTTTGCATAGGCTATGTATCTGGATTGATATTTCATTTTATTTGTCCATTCCTTGTATTACTACATTCATATTTTGGGACAAAAAATGATTCAGAGTTGAAACAAGAATGGTTTTTTTAACATTTACAGATTGGGTCCCTATTCCATAACAATATTCAAATTTATCTCTTCCCATATTTGTTGATGGATACATTTTGAAAAAATGATTATGAGTATTTATTTCAATTGTTATATCTCTAGGCATTTTGTTTTTATCCTTTCGTCGAAATCTCATCGACTATCTATATGAAGGTTAAGGCGTAATATTGAGTTTGTCAACATAAATTAGTAAAAAAGTGTAAAGTGTTTGATTATATTATCAAAAAAGTGTTATATTTACTCAAGAAACTGATGTTTTGAAAGGTTTTTATATGCCAAGGTTGAATGTTGAGATTAAAGATGGAGTGTACAAGAGGTTTTTAAATCAATGTGCTGAAGATGGGAGAAGTGTTTCAGATGTAATAAGGGAATTGATATTGGATTATACAGAAAGAAGAGTTAGGGAGAAATATAAGTTGTTAAAAATAGAAGAGAGTGGAGAGATAGAAAATGTCAAATGAAGAAGAAAAAATTGTGTTGGATAAGACAAAGGGTAACGTATTAGATGTTTATCCTGGTTGCATGGCTGTTGAGTTGCCAGCTGGGTATATATACGATGGAGAACTTCATATTAATGCTATACTTAGGGAGATGAAGGGACCAGAAGAAGAGTTATTGGCAACTCGAGGACCTATTGTAACTAGGCTAAATAGAATAATTGGTAACTGTTTGGTCCAGCTTGGTTCTATATCTGATAAGAATATATTAAGAAAAGCAGCTTGTGAGTTTATAGCACAAGACAGAATGGCCATATTTTTAACTCTAAGACGTGTTTCACTTGGTGATTTTTATGACTGTGATGTTATATGTCCAAGTTGTAATACAAGACAGCATGTTACAATTAATCTATCTGAAATAGACATATCACCAATGCCGAACAGGATGGAACGTGATATTACCAGTGAGTTGACAAGTGGAAAAATAATCAAATGGCATGTTATCAGTGTTGATGACGAGGAATGGCTTACAAGACAGAGAAAAAAAGAAAAAGATAGTAATTTGATGACATTGAATCTAATGTCTAGGATCTATTCTATAGATGGAAATAATTTAGATAGAAAAAACAAATATAAAGAAAGTCTTGGGATGCTAATGGATCTTTCATTGAGGGATAGAACTGAGCTTAGGACATTGTTTGATAAAAAAGAGGAAAATATTGATACCAATGTGGAATTTGAATGTGAGAGATGTTCTCACCAATGGGAAAGTAAGCTGGATATTCAGCCAAGTTTTTTCTTCCCATCGGCCAAATAGGTGTCCTTGAGGAAGAGATTTATTATTTGATGGAAAAACAAGGGCAATCCTATTGGGCCATAATGGATATTCCATATTCTAGGCGTAAAAGGTTAGTTGATAAAAAATATGTACAAGATAGATCGCAGGCAAATGTTCAAAAAAATATTGGTTTTAATGCAAGACCAAGAAAAAATAGATAGTGAACTCGAGTTCGTTTTTGTGAGGTGAACATGTTTCTCGGAATGGGTTTTGAATTATCTGCTATCGATAACGGAATGTCTAAAATGTTCGAAAAAATGGCAGATACCTATAAGAACATGGTAGATTCAATGGCCAAAAAAAGTGAAAAATGGGCTTTAGGAACTGGCCACATGATAGGGAGAGTCATAATACAGTATAAAAGACTTGAACCTACATTGTTATCAATAAAAGGTGTTTCAAAATCTGTTTTTTCTGGGATGATAACTGGTTTTAATGCTGTCGTAAGTGGAATAGGAATGGGTGTTTCTGCAATTGGTGGATCTTTTAAGAAATTATATGATGGAACCAAGAAAACATTTAGAAAAATGTCAGATATTGCTATGAAATTTAATGTTGCCGACATAGCATCACAAATGAGAGGTTTGACCGGAGAAACTGGAGATCTTACTAATAGTTTAGAAGCTACAATGGTCGGAATGATGCAATCCACAAAGCCAATTGCTGCATCATTAAATTTATCATCAAAAGAGATGGCAAAGTTTTCTAGCCAAGCTGCTGGTATGGCATATGGTATGAATACGTCTGCTGATGCTGTTGCCGAAACAATGAGATCTATATTTATTGCAAACAAAGGTGCAAAAGAAGCAATGGAATCATTGAGTATGTCTACTAAGGATTGGGTTAAAATTGTTCAGACTACTAATGTTCCAATGTCTGAATTTACTGCAATTCTTGGTGATATGACGACTAGTTGGCAGGCTTCTCCAAAAGAAGCAGCTAAAATGTTAGATAATCTGGTAGCTATTGGTAAGGCTGCTGGAACTGGAACTGGAGCATTGAAAAATGCAAAAGTTCAATTGGATGAGCTTGGGGAACTGTTTAAGACATTACCACCAAGTATGGCAAGATCGTCCGATGAGATAATTAAGTTAATGGAATCTTCAGCTAGGATGTCTGGTGTATTCAGGGAAATGGGGGATACTCAAGAAGAGGCCATAACAAAGGCAAATACCGTTGCTAGAATGTTTGCTGAGCAGGATGTTGAAATACAAAAGGCATTAAGTATAGGAAATAACAAAGCATTAATGGATAATCCTTTGCTTAAATATTTGATGCGTCTTGGGGTTGGATTTGATGAAGCGAGAAATATAATTTCTATTGGTAGTAGAGATACTGTTGCTGGAATGAAAAAAATAAACGATATTTATACTCGTTTTGGTGATGATGTTTCACCTCAGGTTCAGAGGGCATTGTCTGATTTGAGTGGAGCACTTGGGGAAGGGGCAGCTGGATTATCATACCTGGCAGCGAATACTATTCAAGGGTCAAATGCGTTGAATAAGATGGCAAATCTAGCCATAAAGGGGAGCGGATCTTTGAGGCAATTTGGAAAAGATGCCTATAGTTCTGGATTGACACTTCAGGAAACATATGATCGTGCTAAATTATCATTTGATACAACCATACGAAGTATTGCCAGGGGTGATGTTAGGGGAATTGTTAAAAAGCAAATAAGAGGTATGCGAGAAGCTGGTAAGGAGATAAAAGCCCTTGGATCAGATGAGACATGGGGACCATGGGTTAATGCACTGTCTAGATTTAAGCAAATGGGAATAGGGGGTATATTTTCTTCTATTGCTGAGTCTACAGGAGTTGGTGTTGAGAACGCTTCAAAATTTGGAGCTAAGGCAGGTTTGGTTTTTGATACTGTTAAACAATTTGGATCTGAGTTAGCACCGCTTATGCAGTTATTTGGAATGACAGGTCCATTGGGACCGTTGATTGCTGCAGGTGGTATTGGATCATTGTTTGCATTGGATGATACTTCTGCAAAGGATATTCTTGGTCCATTCTATGATATGTTTTCTAATTTTAAGAAAATGGTAAATGGTTTATGGGATGATTTTTCTGATAAATTTATTGATGTGTGGGATAAAAAAATATCACCTAAATTGATGAGTTTTTGGGATAAAGCAATAATTCCATTTATGGAGGATTATGTTCCTAAAATAGGCCAAATATTTTTAGATGGTTTAAAATGGGCTTGGGATGAATTTTGGAAGACTGATGTAGAAAAAGCTCTTGATATGGCTGAAAAGATTAGGCGGGGAGAGATTAATGTTTCTGATTTGAGTAAAAGGGATATTGAAAAAATAACATCTAAAAATAAAAGTGTTATAAAAGAACAAGAAGGGGCATTAGGATTAATACAAAATATGGGGATGATGTCTGCTGGTCCATTTGCGGCTGGTGCTGCATGGGCATCGGCACCGAAAACAACTAGTACAATTAAAAAGATAAAACAATCACAGCAATCCATTGATTCATCATTAGGAATGGATTGGGTTAATTGGGATACTGAACCTGTTACGAGAGGTGGAGAAACTACAGCGAATGCTTTTGTTGATGGAGTGACAAGTACACTTGATAATTCAAAAGAAAAAATAGATGAATCATTCGGGTATGCTGCTGAAGGTGGAATGTCAAGATCTCCAATAAAAAGCGGTCCACTGTCTGGAGAGGGTGAGAATAATGCTGTTTATCGTGGTGGATATTGGACAATGGAACAATTCGCTCTTGGTGTTACGTCTAGTACAGAAATGATTAGAAGTGCAGTTGATTCAGCGTTGAATGAATCAGTGATAATGACAATAGATGAATATGCTACCAAGATGAGAGATCTTGCCGAACAAAAAACATTTTTAGCTTCTGTTGCCAAATCTATAATAAGAGATCTTGGTATGGATATAGAGACGACAGTAGATTCTAATGCAGATGTAAATGTTAAGAAAAATTTAGAGGCAGCATTGAGTGTTCCTGGTCTTGCAAGTGTTGTTTTGGCTGTTTCGAATGAAGGAGCACAAACAAGAAAACTTCTAAAAAGAATATTAGATGAAAATGTAAAGCAAACTTCAATTATGAGTAGTAAATCCGTTTCTGGAAATACAGGATTGGTTACAACTGCTCCACCACCTAGTTGATGAGGATTATAATGTCAATTGGTATAGATCCGAATCCTAGAAAAAACCTTTTAAGATCTGGTCCATTTTCGTATATGAATTTTATGCCAGAAGAATTGGTTTATGATAAGGAAGTTGGTAGTTTAATAAGATTTAGATCTATGTTTGAAATGCCAAACTGGAATGGAGTTGAAGAAGAAGAATTTACATATATAATAACCGGTCCTGACGAAAGGTTAGATAAAATTGCTGGTAAATTTTGGGGAAGTGATAGAGTAGAATTATATTGGGTTATAGCCGCTAGAAATAGTTTGGACTTACCAGATGTTCAATTGTACAAAGGTAGGAAAATAAAAATTCCATCTAGTAATTGGATAGACACCTATTTGTTGCTACAATCACAGGATTATATTTCAAAATGAAAATAAGATTTATAGATCCAGTTGCTCAAGTTATAATAAAAGATCCAGAAAACGGAGAAGAATGGCATTGGGGATCAACATCTTATCCATTTTTGACATCCGTAACAATGAGTTGGGATGCAAATATGACAATAGGTGGAATGTTGGTTGGAATTGATATGCCATATGATTACGCTTTGCATGCCTTGGATGCTACCGTTACTCCATTTAAGCAAAATAATTTAGTAAAAACTAGAATTGGATATGCATCAGGTGGTTGGACAGAATGGGCTCATGGTGTATTGGCAGCTGGTGGAAAAGGGTTAAGTATGAATCCTGATGGTTTGTCCGGAACTTTGGAGATTAATACTATACCTATGAAACCATCTGGATATACAATATCAAAAGATATATTAAAAAATTCAGGATATGATCCAACTAAGTTGCTAAGACTTTTAGCTAGGGAATTAGGGTATGAAATAGATATTACACCAAATGCTTCTTTGAATATGAATGCATGGAAACTATTGGAACCTAAAACTACTTCATTTAATAGCAGATATAATTTTTATGCTGGATTAGATGGTAAGGGTATTTGGGAGGCATTTAGAATAGTATGTAAAGAAAATGATTGTTCGTTTTTAACACGAGAAGTTAATAATAATAAAAAAATTATTATTCATACTGAAAAAGATCTTACTTTTGGAAACGTGAACGATAATCAATTTGTTAATAAATATGTTATTCGTGGTATTGTTGATAGTGAAAATAATCAATATCCTTGTTATGGGTTTTCTCCTAAATCTGATGAAACCGTATGGCTTACGCATATACCGACATCAGCTGCAAGTGGATCAAATGGATATGGGATTGATACTGAAACAGCAAAAGATGTAGAGCATAGTGTTAAATCAGAAGATCAGGATGATGCAAGAGATGGAAAGGTTGATAACACAGAACCACAGGATATTAAGGCTTCGGATGGAATGGAGAAATATATAGCGGATACGTTTAAAGCCGATGGGAAACTGGGGACATTTATGAGTGCTCCGATATTGCCTAATGGAATAGAGATGTTTAAAAATCAGGTTAATAAATTCCAAAGACAGGGAGATCCTGGTTTTCATATTGATATATCCACTTTAGGTGTTCCAAATGAAAAAGTTGGAAATTTATGTCAACTTTGGGGAGCTGGAGTTTTATTTAATGGGACTTATTATATAGAAAGAATGACACATTCGTGGTCTCCTGGTACATGGGATATGACATTGGGTGTTCATAGGCGTGGATATAAATCGGTATCTGGTGAGCAGAAAGAGTCTGCTGGAGGTCAATTGCCGCGATGAAAGTAATCGAGTGGCTTAGAGATTATCTTGGTGATGTAACAAGGGGATTGGAACGTTTTTGCGGTAGATATTATGGTATTTATCCAGGTAGGGTAATTGATTCATCGGATCCTGACAACAGGGGGAGGATTAGGGCTACTTGTCCGGCAATAAATATGCCCAAGGTTGAAGATGTTCCGGCAGGATACTGGATGCTTCCATGTGCCAACGGATTAGGTGAGGATGGAAATGGTAAAATGACTGGTATTTTCTATCCACCCGAAGAAGGGACATTAGTTTGGGTTCAATTTGAATATGGAGATCCAAGGAAACCAATATATATGGGTGGTTTTTTGACAAAACGAAATTCATCGGACACTTTTTATTCAGATGATGCTGAAAACAAAGGTCCATCCAAACGTGGATTTAGGACAAAATCGGGTCATTTTATAAGATTCAATGATGACAGTGATAATTTAGAAATAACAGTTGCAAGAGGAGATGGAGATGGTGACCCAACGCCTCAATTTATTAGTATGACTAAGGAGGGTCATACAATAATTACAAATGGCAATGGTTCATCTCTATATATGAATGCTGAAGATAACGAAACTTCACTTCAGACATTAGATTCAAATGGTAATGTTTTATCAATGATATTTTTGGGGGATGATAAAGTTACTATATCAACTAAATCTGGAGGTGCAATTGGTATTGACGGAAAAGACATTGTATTAACAGGAGACAATGTTGTTGCAGATGCAAATAAGCAATTTTCAGCGAATGCAGGAACGGTTATGCTTGGGAAAGGTGCATCTGAGCCTGTTATACGAGGAAACAAGTTTGCTCTTGGATGGGGGTTGATTCATCAGCACACAACAACAATGCCTGGTAGTCCAACAACACCAGGTGGAACACCTCCTGTATTATTATACAAAGAACTGAGTGAGAAAGTTTTTATAGCATGAGTAATTGTAAACTACCGATATTTTCTGTAATAAAATTAGCTATTCCAATACCACAACCACCATTTGGTTTTCCAGCTGTTCCGAAGTTACCGAATCTACCTGCATTATATAGTGCTCCAGATGGTGTAATAGGTATATCTACAAAACAAACTAAATTGAAATTAGCTATTCCAGTACCTCAGGCACCATTTGGTTTACCAGCAATTCCTAAGAGGCCAAGTGTTCCAAAATCTGCAAGTGGTATAAATCAAAATGTAATATCGATAAAGTTGGCTATTCCAGTACCTCAGGCACCGTTTAGTATTCCGTCGATACCTAAGAAACCTGAATTGCCAAGGGGACAATCGTGTCCATTAGATTAACGAACTCGAGTTCGTTTGGAGATTTTATATGGCTATAGTGAATACGGTCCCATCAATCGATGATGTTGATATAGTTAAAACATTGAAATTTCCGTTTCAGCTTGGAAATGTTGGGTTTCCAGAATTAGAAAATCCAGATAACTATAGTTTTTCGAATATAATTGGATTGTTATTAACTGGACTTGGAGAACGAGTTATGAATATAGATCTTGGAGTAAATATTCATGATTTTGTTTTTTCGAACATGACTCCAATCCAACAAGTTAGATTATCCAGTATGATTATATCTGCGATAGAGACATTTATACCATGGGTTACAATAATAAGTGTTATTCCTACTCAATTAAAGTATGAAGATGGCGTTGGATCTAGTATAGTATTTGATATTACGTATTCTGTTGGTGGACAGGATCAGAATCAGCAAATTATTTATCCGCCAATGATACAAGGTGAATAGAAAATGGTAGAAGATATTTATGATCCTTTAGTGCCTGATCAGAAATTTTTGAATGAAGTTAAATATGCAGCTCGTGATTTCGTATCTATTGCGGATGATCTTCTTAGACGGCTGAAGATTGAATATGGTGATGTGTACAATGATTACGCCAGTACATCACAGGGGATAATGCTTAGGGATTTAGTTGCTTGGGCATATGCGTCCTTGACTTGGTATCTTGATAGAAGAGCATCTGATTCTTTTTTGGCTACTGCAAGAACTAGAGCTGCAGTAGAAAGATTGGTCGAACAGATAGCATATAAGATGAGGCCAGCGTCATCGTCTGGAACAACATTGACGTTGACTTTCACCAATGGAACTGATTCTGGATTTGTTATGAAAGACAGATGGAGGTTTCAAGGTCCAAATGGTTTGGCGTTTGAATCGTATTCTAAGTTAACTCAATCTACGGCATTGAGTGCAGGATCTACTTTAAGTGTAGATGTAAGACAAGGCGATACTAAAATATTAACATACACTGCTGATGGTAGTAAAAATCAGACATATAGATTATCGAGTGTTCCGTCAGATAGGTTTTTAGCAGTTAATTCTACTGAGGCTTGGGTTGATGGTCAGTTGTGGAATGAAAAGGATTTTTTGGAGTTTGAAAAAACTAATCATTATGAAATTAGTTATCTTGCCGATCCACCACTGATTAGATTTGGAGATGGATTAGCTGGTAATATACCACAGGTTGGATCTGAGGTTAAAATACGGTTTTTGATTGTCGATGGTAAGAAAGGTAATGTAAAAAAAGATACAATTCAGTCTTCTATAGATACATTGACTATAAATGGTCAGGTTGTTGATTTTGAGGTGAATAATGATTCAAGATCTAGTGGTGGATTGGATCCAGAAGAAGCAGAGCGAGCGAAACGTTTAGCACCATCAAGTTTTGCGGCCAGGGGAGCTGCAATAACACAGTCTGATTATGAGGCTATTTCAAATAGTTTTGTGGATCCAGCCTATGGATCTGTTGCAAAAGCGTATGCAATAAATCCAAGAAGTAAATATAGTGATGTAGTATTCAATTCATTAGTTTTGGATATAAATATTTTGTTGAGTGCATATTCTGATACAGTTAGTACAATAGAATCTTCTGTTATATCAGATTCGGTTGGTTTGGCATCTGCGTTGCAATCGATATCAACATCAACAGAAGCTTTAGACGCTATGCGTCAACAAATGTATGGTTGGGCTGCTGCTGCATCTAATGGGGCAATATCGGCAAGGGATTCTGCGAATGAGGCTTCATCTCGTGGTACCATTGCTGCATCTCAGGCTGATAATGCAATTAGTGTTGCTAGTTCATTGATACAATATATACAAGATGGCAATGATGATATATCACATATTCTATCAGAATTGGGAAGTATTGTAGTAAGTATGACAAGTTCACAGCAGGAAGCAACACTGGCTTCAAATGCATCCAGTGAGGCATCATTGGCATTGGAGAATTTGGTATTTAATAATATTGGATATATTGTTTCCGGAACAGATAGTGGTGGTGATATTGATACTGATATTCAAAATATAGATTCACAAGTATCTATATTGTCATCTTTGATATCATCTATTCAATCGGAATTATCTTCGATATCTGGAAGTTCATCAACTTTAACGTCAGAGATTGGTTCTATAATAGTTGATATGCAAAATAGAATAGGAGATTTATTTTCTGATGATTGTTTGTCGAATTATGTTCAAGTACCAATATTATCATTAGATCTAAATGGAGAATATACAGCTCCTTCTAGTGGATTAAAATCAGCCTTGCAAAGCTATTTGGATGATATAAAAGATATTACTCAGGTGGTTGAGGTGATAGATGGATCTAAGATACTAGTACCAGCTGATATATCAGTTAAGGTTAAAATTTTAGAATCATATGTTGTTTCTGAAGTGATATCTCAGATAAGATCTGTGATAATAGATATATTGAAAGGACGTGATTTTAATAGTCCACTTTATCTTTCGTATATTTATGATGTTGTAACTGAATCTTCTCCTGGTATTAAATACGTGAATATAACTATTACAGGTCCAAGTGAATATTTATCTGGTGGTAATTTGATACCATTAGAGAATCAAGTGATAGTTCTTGGTGATTTAGATATTACAAAAATATAAATGAGGTACTGTAATGTCAGATAGTATTAGATTCAATTGGCCTATACCATCATGGAATGCTGATTGGCAATCTTGGCAAGACAAATTTGAGGATCTTATTCTGGATATAGAATCAACCTCTTTTTCAAATATGGAATCATTGAAATGTATATTCAATCAGATTCCTAATGCAAGAGTATATGATGATTCTGGAACTAAAAAATTAGAGTTATCTTCAGATTTGATTTTAGTATCTAGAACTAACAATATGAAGGTGACAGTAGATTCAACAACTGATTTGGAATTGATTCCATATCATTTTGTTGGATTGACTTTTCCATCTGGAACAAATGAAGAGGTAACCGTTGAATTTGAATTGTTTAATACTGCTGATATGGATCCAGATGTTCAAATATTTGGATATATAACAGATGTATATTCAATAAATTGGTTCAATGGGTCTGTTTTTGCGGATGGTGATTCATCTAGACCATTATTTTCGTTTGATATATCAGGGTTGTCCAGTTCGGATCGTGTTCGTGTATCAGCAGCAGATACAACAGCTGGATATTTAAGTAGTAAAGTTACAAACGGAAGTGGTGTAACATTAACTATTATAAATCCTGGTGCAAATGAACAGCTTCAGATAGATGCTGGAGGATATTGGGATAGAACTGCTGGAACTCCTGGCTATCTCGATCCAATAACTGCAACAGATACTATTAGGATTGGAGATGGTACAGTTAGTCAACCAGCAATTGCATCTCAAACATATCCTAATACAGGAATAAAATGGTCAGCAACTGATAATATTGATTTTGTTTGTGATGGTAATGAAGTTTTGACTGTATATTTGGAAGGTGTATTAGAACAAAGGATTTCGTTTACTGATGATGCATCTTATTATACTGGAGTAATAATAAAGGAGCAAAATACGGCTGGTCCACCATCTGTATTGAATTTGATTAGTAGAGCTGGAGCCTTACCTTCTGGTTCTCAGTTATACGTACATTCAATAACTAATAATAACCAATCATCGTTGGTTGAAGTAGAGAGTTATGCTGGAGGTGGTGGAAATGCAACAGCAACTTTGAAATCAGATTCAGGATCTGGTACTCCAGCTTCTTCCATGACACAAGTGTTAGCAAGTGGAGAAGATAGTGTTGATTGTCTTATTAGGTCAGAAAATACATCAACAAATGATTCTACAGTGACAATTTCTGCTGATGGTGGTGGAGAATCAAATATATATATTACATCAGATGGATCTTCTGGTTCATATGCTGAATTGGGTGGAGATGCAACTACGGGAGAGTCCGCTTCGACTATATATGCTGTTTCACCAGATGATGCTACTAATGTTTCTATTTTATCTCATTCAGGTGGAGGTGGTGGTGGAATAAATGCTACTATTAATATATCAGCAATAAATGATGGTGCTGGATATGATAGTGCAGCTATAACAATTAAGAGCACATCAGCTGCTGGATATGCTGTTGTTGTAATTGGTGATCAGACTACAGAAGATGTCATTCTTTCTGTTTTTGATAGTGTTATTTTTAGGTTTGATAATGTTGATAAATTGAATGTATCGCATAGTGGAGATACACTTTTATTTGATACTTATAATCCTGATGATGATCTATCAATATGGGAGTTTAACCATTCTAAGTATGCTGGAACAAGCGAAGCTGCTATAGAATTCAATGTTCTCGGTTCTACTGGTACATCTGGTAGTAGATTTACGGTTGATTCTAGTAGTGCAGCAAGTGGTAATTCATCATATATTCAATTGCAAAGTAATGGGTATTTACCTGTTGTTGATATAAATTCAGTATCTCCTGTTCAGGGAGATGTAACAGAAATTAATATTTATTCTGCAACAGATGATACAGCAACTATAAATATTAAATCTGAATCAACATCTACTGGTGATGCGATTGTAAATATAATATCTGATAGTACTGGAGCTGATGCTTATGTAAATATAGCTGCTGAAGGTAGTACAAGTGGTTTAGTTCTGGTGGGTTCATCTTCAACAGAGCAAATTGCATTTACCGATGATAATTCATCTGCTATTTCTGGGTCTTGGACAAATCCATATATACCGTGGTCAACTTCTGCAGCACAATGGACAACATATAATAGTAATTTTGGTGAGAGACCATTACTTGATACATTGAATTTTATATATGCATCTGGAGGAGGCGGAGGAGTTGTTGAGCCAGCTGGTCAGGTCGTTTATGGGACTGGAGCAGGTGTTGCTTCTGGGGATCAATTTGTTTGGGATACTGTGACTGAAACGCTAATTATTGGGGATAATGGTACATTATATGCTAATGTGCCTGGTGATTCAAAGTTAGAGGTTCAGAACGGTATATCATCGATAATGTGGTCAGCTGATAATGAGCCACCCGTTCTATCATTGCATAAAAGTTTAAATGCTACAGTTGGAACACATGGGGCTGTAAATAATAATACAATTTTAGGAGAGATTGATTTTTATGGATCGTATGGGTCTGGGTGGAGAGAGGGATCCAAAATTGTATGTATTGCAAGAGAAATATTTACATCTGGTCATTGTGGAAGTGAATTAAGGTTTTATACTACTACCATTGGAACCTTGGTTCCTGCTATTGCAATGATAGTACAGGATAATGGATATATATCCGTATCAAATAGTTCGAGTATTTCTGCAACTGCAATGGTAGAAGTTTTTGGAAATGGTGATAGAACATATGATAATACATTAGGAATATCATATTTTGATAGTTCAGCATCTGCTCAGCCTAACATAAGGATTAGAAAGAGTGCTAATAATACAATTGGAAGCCATACAGCTGTATCAAGTGGTGATGCACTTGGTAAAGTATCCTTTGAGGCATCGGATGGATCAGCTTATGGAAGTGCCGTAGAGCTTAGAGCTGTTGCATCTGATACATGGAATGGCTCATCGTATGGTGGAACTTTCCAAATATGGCAAACTCAAGTTGGAGAGACTACTGCGGGTAAAACGGTAACTGTATACAAGGGAACTGAAGCTTTTACTCCATCAAGTGGATATTCTTCTGTTTATATGAATTTTGGTGATGACGCAGACCATGAATCATTAATACTTAGGGCTAATAATATTATTGTATTCCAAGATGCAAATACAGTTAGTAGCTCATATATGGGTGGATCATTAGTAATAGGAAGTAGTAATGATTTTAGTAGTTCATATATGTCTGATTCAATAGTTATTGGAGATTCAAATACATTCTCATATTGTTCAAATATGTTTTATCGTGGAAATTCAAATGATTTATCATATGTTCAGAATTCGGTTGTTTTTGCAGATTCAACAGATCCAGACAATATAAATAGGTCTATAATTGCTGTTGATAATTCTAATATAATAAATTGTAATAATTCATTGATATTGGGAGATACAAATACTTGTCAGTCAACCAGTAATACAATAATGCTTGGTCTTGAGTGTTATAATGACGGATATGTAGCTACAATCGTTCGTGGAAATAGGGCAAAAGCAGATTTTCATTACGGTGAATTTATTACTGCTGGAAGACTGGATGGATCTACTACGGGTAGTTCACAGATTTTCAAGGGTGTTCCACTTATGTATAGAACTACTGATACAACACCAACCGTTCTTACGTCAAACGGTAGTGGTACTGTTTCTCCATTGAATATCGAAGAAGGGTATTTATATAGTTTTTCGGTTAGGCTTACCGGTTCTCTTGAAGGTGATGGTATAGATGATGAGTGGGAAACTTGGATATGGGATGTTGAAGTATGGAGAAATTCTGTTAATGGAATAAATCATCATATTAACGCACGGTATAACTATGGGTCAGGTGGTTCTGGTAACATAGGTACTGCAAGCTGGGTTGATAATGATACCGATCATACTTTAGAGCTAGAAGTACAGGCAGTGGCAAATACAATAAAAGTTGATTGGTATGCTCATATGTGGGGTGGAGTTAAAATTCAAACATTATATGATGAGGTATCATAGTATTATGGATCTGTAATAGGAGGTTATTTTGAAAGTTTATTATATAAATTTGGACAGGTCTACTGATAGACGTGATGCTATGGAGTCGTCATTTAAGAATGAAGATTTGATTCGTATTTCTGGTGTAGATGGTTTGGAGTGGGCGATTGATGGACAAGTTGATTCAAATGGATTCTGTGTATGGGATAATGATTATAGGAAAGATTTTATAAAAAGTGGTTTATTATCACAAGATAGTCTTTTGCCACCAACACATGTAGCTTGTAATATTAGTCATAGAAATGCTATTGAGGCATTCTTAAAAACAAAAGATGATTGGTCTATTATATTGGAAGATGATGTTGAACCAAATGGTGTATTACTTAAAAAAGGTGGAAGAATAGAAGATCATTTGTTTATTCCTAAAGATGCTGATTTTTATTATTTGTGTGGAACAAGACCAGACAGGAGATTAGATGTTTACAGAGATGGTCAGGTAAGAAAAGTCAGAACATTGATGGGATATTGCCTTTCTAGAAAGGCAGCGGATTTGTTTTTGAAATCAACTGTACCAATGTTGTGGTTGTCTGATTTTCAGTTTCCGATTTGTTGTTTTGATAGCATGTCTAGATGTTGTGGACATGGAATAACCAGGGATAGAAAAATTCGTTGGGGTGAACGCATATGGGATTATTACTCAAATGATACGAGAATAGAAACGAAGATATTATCATATTCGATTCCGAATCGTGATTCTTTTAAGGAAATAGGGTTATCATTAAAAGATGAAATGAAAATTGATAAAAAAATAAAAGGCTATTCTGATAAAAGAGTTGGATTAATAAAGCATTCAAAGTTTTCAAAGGATTCATTGTTGAATCATATTGATGCATATGAAAAGATGAAGGCAGAGAGCCGGATTTAAAGGAGGTTTTAAAAATGAAGGTTATTATGACGTATGGTGATGTTGAAAAGGTTCTTAATATTTTCAAAAAAATTGCAGAAACAGTAGATGTGATAGCAAGATGGGAAATGGCTAAACGCATTAACGTATTGAGAGATGTTATGGATCCTGTTGATAAGGCAAGGGAAATACCTGTAGCTTTGAAGAAATATAATGAAAAACAGGAATCTATTTTCGAGGAATTTGGAACTCCAATTCAAAATAAACAGGGAATTGGATATCAGATTGATAATTGGGGACCTGTTAATGAAAAATTGAAAGAACTAAGAAATGAAAATTCTGAAGTTTTGAAAGCCTCTAAAAACAGGAAAAAAGATATAGAATTATTGCTTAGTAAGGAAGTTGAAATTGATATACTTCCTATAGATTATGAGTGGTGCGGTAATAATGTTAGTGGTGTTGAAATTGCTGATTTGATGTTGTTTAGTTTGATAAAGGAACCAAAAAGTTTAAATGAAGTTATTAAAAATACAGGTTCTAATAAGAATAAAAAAAGAGTATAGATAAATAATTAGAATTTATTATGGAGAAAAGCAATGGCACTATTTACGAGTAGTATTGATAGCTCAAGAGTTAAATTTAGATTTGCAGAACAATATTCTAGCGAGGGTTCTAATATTCAGACTGGTGTCAATATTCCAGGAGCATATCGTGGTGCTAATGTTTTAGAGTCTTCTGGTGGTCCTGATACAGCATTTAGAATATCATCTGGTTCAGATAGTGATTCATTGATTCTCCATCAGAATAATACTAATGGTATGGCTACCGTTGTACGAACAGAATCAGATGTGATTATGGATATGAGTTCTGAAACATGGCCTATTGTTTCAGATGTTGAATGGGTTGTATATTGTATAGTCGACTATACATTAAATACTGATACTACAGCTGCATTTGAAGTTGATGTGCCAGGTATGGTACCAGATGACGCTGTTATTTTGGCACATATTTTTATGGAGGCCGGAGATACTTCTATTTTACAATCCAGGATACGAACTGATGGTTCATATAGAGACAAAGTACTAAGTAAAAAAGGATTATTGATTAGGAAAAGAAAAGATATTACTGTAAGTGGTGCAACAAGATTTCTTTTATCGGGAAAAATTTCATTTGCTTGTCAAGATTCAGATTTCAAATCTAAAGTTAAACTATCTTTGCAATCAAATCCTGAAACACCATTGACGGGTAGCAATGGTGGAGAAATATACGCTTTTACTTGGTACAATCAAAGTTCTGGTGGGAGCATGATTGGTCTTTCAGACTTGGATGAAGATGGATGTTATACAGATCCATGGATATCAATAATGTTGTCAGATGTTCCAGAAACAACATGGACTGGTACATTTAGTGCTATATATTGGGAATTTGTAAATTTTGAAGATATAGATACTACTGACGATATAGCTGGTGGAATAAATACACATGCTAACAATGTTGTATGTAAAGAGAACGTTGCATATACTGATCCATTATATGCTAATTTTTTAACGGGTCAAACTGATTCAATTTTAAGCATGATCCATAATCGTATACGTTCTCAGCATCCTACATCACCTACTCCAAGTATTTGGACTTTATTGTGGAGGTCAAATAATGCCACATCTAATATGGATGTGGATAATGGTACTGTATCCGTTTATTTTTCAAGTGAAGGAATGCTT